CGTAGCAGAAAACGCAGATGAAACCGGCTATGTTACTGACTGCGGTTTCGTCGATCTCGACAAGTTGCACGCCGAAGTTCGCCAATTGCTCGCCACAACCGCGACCGCCGCGCAGGCGGGGAAGGAGCGTGCAACGTGAGCATCACGCGAGAACAGAAGAAAGACATGTTACGGCGTCAAATCGCCGAACTCAACGACACGTCTGTTGACTGCATGATGGCAACCTACGAATTGCAGCATCTAGACTTGGAGGACGCTCTCTCGGCATCGGTCGCCGAGAACATCGACCTGCGGCGCGACCGGGAGCGGTTGGAAGCGGTCGCCGCAAACGGATGGAGACTGTCGTGCGAATTCGGGGCAAACGGGCACCCAAACCACTGGATTTGCTACGACAAGGACTGGTCACGCCCAGAAGGCGAGGGCACGACGTTCAATGCCGCTATCGACGCCGCCATCGGCTCGGCGGGAGGGGAGAGGAAACCGTGACCACGCACAACGAGAACTGCGCCGCGGCGTTCGTGAGCGCGGCTGAAAGACTGACATGAAACGCACCAACGCTACGGTCTGCTTCTGTCTCGAATGCCGGAAGAAGTTTCTCGGCAGGAATGCCTATCAGCTTTTCTGCGGAACCGATTGCCGCAAACAGTACGATAAGAACGTTAGGGCAAGCAACTCAGCAGAGCGTGAGGCCAAGCGCGACCAATGCGCAAAAACGATCGGCGGCCCCGTTCATTATCTGCGCGGAGGTCGCCAGTCGGTGGACTGCGGGTTGGAAGAAGATCAGTGAATTTTGCCATGCACTACAGAAACGGAAGAGAAGCAAAGAACGGAGACAAGATCGTCTCCTTGGATCTGACCACCGGAATGATCAACGCCTTCGGAGTCCTGCACAGCGCGACTCCCGGCAACGATTATTGCAACGGACAAATCGCAGTGATTCAAAGCGCCGCCCAAGGCGCTTGCATGTGCGATTGTCTCCACGTCGATGATGTCGCCGCTATCCTCGCCGAAAAGGGATTGGATAAGCGACCCGCCGGCAAATGACCCGGCTGCCTTAACCGGCTGACAGGGAGGAAAGACTCCCAAACCTTTCACCATGACCAAGACCCCCAAAGCCCGCGTTACCAAACCGCGCCGGTCGCCCAGCCTGAAAGGTAAGATTTTGCCATGAAACAAGCAAAAGCATCTGACCAAGAAGTTGAGGACCTCATGCGTTGGCTGCAAAAGCAGGATGAGGAGAAGTTTCTCCACCCTGAACTCCGGCCACCGGCTTATGCCCGTGTTGTATTTGGCTATCAAGTGCTCAAAGACAACTGCACCGACCCAGCGAAGGATTATCTCGATTGGAAACCGGGGTATTCACCCGCAGACCTCGATGCACTCCGCGCAGAGAACGAACGCCTAAAGCGAGAGCTTGCCAACGCTTTGACCTATGTCCCGTTTACGCCCCCTGACTCCGCATTAATACCATGACCCCACCCGCCAACAGCCCGCCATTGCGCGGCACGCACCTATGAAGCACGTAGTCCAGTTCTCAGGTGGCCTCTGCTCTTTCTGGGCAGCGCACCGGGTCATTGCTCAGCACGGGAGGGAGAACGTGACTCTCCTATTTGCCGATACCAACATGGAGGACGAGGACCTATATCGCTTCAATCAGGAGGCGTGCGATACCCTCGGAGTGCCGATAACCCGTCTATCGGATGGGCGCACTCCCTGGCAGGTTATGAGAGACGAGGAAGTGATGGGGCGCTCGGGGTTGGATGTGTGCTCTCGCATCCTCAAGAGGGCGCTGATGGACGCCTGGCGCTTCGAGCACACCACGCCGGAAACCCACACCTTCTACCTCGGCTTGGATTGGACTGAGGAGCACCGGATGACCGGCAATTCCCAACGCAGGGGGATGGTCAAGGTGTTCGCGCCGTGGACGGTTAAAGCGCCCATGATGGAGGAGCCAATCTGGGACAAATGCAGGATGCAGCGCGAGTGGGTGGCGCTGGGCTTTAGGCTACCTCGGCTCTACGCCATGGGCTTCCCGCACAACAACTGCGGCGGGTTCTGCATCAAGGCAGGACAGGCGCATTTCGCCCACCTGCTCAAGATGATGCCGGACCTCTACGCCTTCCATGAGGCCGAGGAGGAGAAGATCCGGGCCATCGTCGGGAACTACAGCGTGATGAACGACAGGCGAGGCGACGGTAAGAAGAAGACCCTGACGCTTGGGATGCTTCGCAGTCGGATCGAGGCCGGCGAAAGCTTCGACAGGGACGATTGGGGCGGCTGCGGCTGCTCCGTGGAGTGATTTTATGACGACAAAACAAGAACCAACTGGCTGTGTCCAGATCGCAATCGACACCGACACCGACACCGAGCTTAAGCAAAGCACGCACACCGACGCCGATTTCGAGCAGCTTCAATCGCAACTTGCCGAAGCCGTGACCACGCACAACGAGAACTGCCCAACCACCGCGGCGTTCGTTAGCGCGGCTGAAAGACTGACATGAAACGCACCAACGCTACGGTCTGCTTCTGTCTCGAATGCCGGAAGAAGTTTCTCGGCAGGAATGCCTATCATCTTTTCTGCGGACCCGATTGCCGCAAACAGTACGATAAGAACGTTAGGGCAATCAAATCAGCAGATCGTGAGGCCAAGCGCGACCACCGCGCAGGCGGGGAAGGAGACTAAACAATCATGAAAATCTACGACGAAAGCACAAATCAGTGGGTGGACCTGACCGCAGAACTAATCCGACTCCGCTCCGAGGTGGCTGCGCTAACCGAAGTTTACAATTGGGCGCAATGCACTCTTACGGCCCTGAATGTCAGCGACGTGGCAAGCGGAAGTCCGCTTCACCTTAAACTGCGAGAAGTGCTAATTGCCTATCGCGCCGCGCAGCCGGGTAAGGAGACGGGGAAAGACTGAGCATGAAAACTTTCCTCTGCGTCGATAAGGACGGATGGACCGGCGCGCTGCAAATATGCATCGAGCACGAAGGCGGCAGCGGGTTTCGGCTGGCTGGCCCGAAGTACAACGGAAGATCGAAGCGTCTACTCACTCACGAAATCACACCAAACCAAACCGACGAAATACGGACCTATCTCGACCAATCGGAGCAATCACCATGAACGAGCCCTCGATCGAAGCGGAAGCGAACGCCTTTGCCATGGAGCTCCTCCTCCCGGAGAAGTTCGTCCGGGCCGAGCTCGTCAAGGTCGGCGGCGTCGATCTCTTCGACCGGGAGGCCGTCGCGAAGCTCGCGCGCAAGTTCGGCGTCGACCCGGCCGTCCTCGCTTTCCGCCTCGGTCAACTCTCCCTCCAATGAAGTTCGCCCTCCTCGCCCTCGCCTGCGTCGCATCGATCCACCCCAGCCTGAAACGGAAATGACTTATGAAAATACCGGAAACAATCCTGAGCTGCCCGTTCTGCGGCAGCCTTGAAGTCGAAATCTGCCGCACCAACCCCGACGCCTGTTGGGTCGCGTGCGCAAACGAATACTGCGAAGCGGAAACCAAATCCCATCGGACGCGCAGCGGAGCAATCCGCTACTGGAACACCCGAGCCATCCGATGTGAGACGGCGACCGTAATTCAAGATGACGATAAACGGAAATGACCCGCTCCCCCTGCTCTGCGCTGTGACAACCAATTTCCTCCCATGAAAATCAACCTAGATGATCTCACTATCGGAGAGGCGAAACAACTCGCCGCTCTTTTCTCCCAATCGCCCGCGCTCTCCGCGCTGCCGACCAACGCCACTGCACCCTACGAAGTCGGCAAACCCTACTTCATTCGCACGGTGACGCACCATTACACCGGCCTGTTGATTGCGGTTCACCCCGGCGAACTGGTATTGGAGAAATGCTGCTGGATCGCCGACGATGGGCGATTTTCCGATGCGCTCAAAACCGGCAAGTTCAATGAAATCGAGCCGTTCCCTTCCGATGCGAATGTCATCATCGGGCGCGGCAGCATTGTGGATGCTGTGATCCTCAACGCCGAACTTCCGGCCAGTCAAAAATGACAGCATCTATTCTACGATCCGGCTTTGATCGTTCTTGGTCTCGGTCTTGGTCTCGGTCTCGGTCTGGGTCTCGGTCTGGGTCTGGGTCTCGGTCTCGGTCTTGGTCTTGGTCTGGGTCTTGGTCTGGGTCTGGGTCTGGGTCTCGGTCTCGGTCTGGGTCTCGGTCTTGGTCTGGGTCTCGGTCTTGGTCTGGGTCTCGGTCTGGGTCTTGGTCTGGGTCTCGGTCTTGGTCTGGGTCTCGGTAAATTCGACGCGATCTAGCTGGGCTCAAAGCCTGCGCTAGATCGACCCTTTCTATGCGACTCGCCATCCTCCTCCTGACCGCCCTGCCGGCCTGCGCCCAGATTGACCACCAATTCCTATGAAAGACCGAGAAGAAACCATAGCCTTCGACATGCAGTATTGCCAGCACTACGACCCACGCCCGCGAGGTAAAGGCTGCAAAGCTGGAATGCCGATTGACAAGATTCAATGCGTGCCTGTGCCCGGCCAAAGGATGAAGTGGGCGCCGTGCATCGAAGGGCATCTGCTTGACGACCCACTGAAGTATTGCCCGAAGTGGATACGGAACACACGGGAACACGCAGAGGCCCGTGCGGACTCGGTTGAGCGGTCCATTGCCATGATCACAAAGGCGAGCCCGTTCATCAAGGCATGGCGCGAAAAGCTGCCAATCGGAAAGGCTTAGATTGTTGCTTGCCCGGTGTGCGGCGGCAAACTCCACCTGTCTCAGGCGAGCTACAACGGTCACGTCCACGCGCATTGCCAGACTCCCAACTGCATCAGCTTCATGGAATGATCCGCCTAGCCATACTTCTACTTCTCGCCGTCTCCTGCCGCGCTCAGATCGATGAGGCGCGGTTGATGCGTGCGATTGCCTCCGTCGAGACGGGTGCCCATCCGGAAGCCGTGGGCTCGTGCGGGGAGACCGGCCCGGTGCAGCTCACGCCGGCCATGCGCGCGGCCTGCCACGGCGATCCGTTCTGGCTGCTGGCCGACAACAGGAAGCGGCTGGCGGCCATCGGGATGCCGGACAGCATTTGGACTGAGGCGCTGTGCTGGAAGCTAGGAATCACGAAGCTCGCCCGGCGCGAGATCCCAGACAGCGCCGTCAGGTATGCGCGCCGTGTCAGAGCCGCATATACAAAATCTCTGGGTGACGGTGATTAATAAGGTAGGTCCAGCTTGATTGCTGGTTGTAGAAGCCCTTGTCGTGTGGGGCGCTGCCGATCAGATGCGATGCACCGTCACCTAGTAGGCGCATACCCCATGTCATTCGGCGAGCGGCTGGGATACCCTGCGGGCACTATGAGCCTTATCTCGCTGGTTGTTGTCCTGATCGTCGTGGGCGTTTTGCTGTGGCTTGTGAACACCTACATCCCCATGGCCCAGCCGATCAAAACGATCATCAACGTCGTGGTGATCATCGCCGTCGTTCTCTGGCTGCTTTCGGCTTTCGGCATCTTGGGTGATGCCAACGCCGTCCGAGTGCCGCGCCTGCACTAGGTGTTCACCCCATGGTCGGGGTTGGGTTCAGGACGTATGATCCCGGCCATGGATCATCATCACGACCATGACCGGCACGATCCGATTCGTAAGCGTCGGCTTTTGCTGGGAAAGCTTGAACAACTGTCTCGAAACCTAAAAAACAACATGAGTCAAATCACTGATTGGGCCGATGCTGAACAGGTTGACCTGTCCACTGTCTCCGCCACCCTCAACGGTCTCGTCACGGGCATCGCCGCCCTCGACAAGCAGATTACCGACTTCCAGAACTCCCCGGGCACCCTCAACGCGACCGATCAAGCCGCGCTCGATGGCATCCAGGCTTCCGTGAAGGGTCTCGTCACGCAGTCCGCCGCGATCAAGGTGACGGCGCCCCAGGTGGCCGCGTCCGCTGCCGCCGCGAAAGCGTAAGGCTTCACGGTTTCTTCTCCGCCCCTGTCGGCTCGGCCGGCGGGGGCTTTTTGCGTCCGGCCCTCAGCGCCTCCCGATACGCCTCGTAAAGCTTGCGCTCCTTCGGCGTGGCGAAGGCGTAGGGCGTGGTCGGGAGGGCCTTGCGCAATCGCTCGATCTCGGTAAACCGGCTGTTCTCCCCTCGCGTCGGTTTCACTCACGGGTTGGCGCTCAGTCCCTCCGGCTTCTGTTTACCGATCAATCTGTTGAGCCGGTCGATGATGAGCTTTTCGTCGTCGCGGAAGGTGTCGAGCTTGGCGATCAGCACGGCTTCATTGATACGAACGGACGCCATCGACTCGTTTATCTCTTTCAGCGTTCGCTTTTCCTCCTCTGTGAACGTCCGGTGCTCGGCCACGTAGCTCTCCAATTGAGTGACGTGCGCCGGCAGATCCTTCAGCGGCTCCATGGCGCGGGTGAACTGCGCCATCATGTCAACGTGCTGGGCCGACATCGCTGTGCTCTGCTTGACGATCTCCGTGTCCACGTACATCGGCGTGGCGTAGGTCTTGGTGAGGTAGAAGTTGCTCCAGCACCAGATGGCTCCGCCGATCAGGGCCACGAGGTAGGCCCACTCGCCCATGGTCTTTGGGAAGAAAGGGGGTCTCATTTGGACAGGAGCCCTTTGATGATGACCGGGCTGAGCAAATTCCAGAAGGACTGGGCAATCACGATCACGCCGACGACGATGGACATGATGCGCGCCGTGTTGTCCTTGGTTTCAACCGCCTGAGTTTTCGCCCCGGCCTTTTCGCTGCTCATCGCTACAAGAGTCTTATCCGTAGCACTCTGTCGGTCCACCACTTCATTATGGCGCTTATCCCAGACAGAAATTGCGGACTCTATCTTCTCCTGATTGGATTTCGCCGCCGCCTCCATCTTTTCCGCCAGCGCGGCAAACCGACTCTCCGCCTCCAGCCGGGTCATGGCCTTGTTCAGGATGTCGTTGGCCAATGCCCGCAGCTCGTTGACGCTTTTGAACTTTGCATCTGAGGAAGCCTCCTCCTTCATGGTTGCTTCCTTCGCGCTGGCCAGCGCGGCCAGTACTGCCTTCTCCTGCGCATTGAACCGATCAGTGTAAAGCCGGTCACGCTCGCCAATCAACTCGCGCACGCCGTCGATCTGCTTGGTGAAGTAGTCGCGCAGATCTTCTATCACTTGTTTCTCTTCTGGGCTCATGGGCGTCGGGATTTCTCGGCGGCAAGGTCAGCTTTGGCACGCATCAGATCAAAGGCAAGATTCTGAATCCTCCACTTGAGGCACAAAAAACTCGCCCCGGCGCCTACGACAAACCCGGTGGACAGGGCGAGCAGGATGATCATCGGAGATCAGTTATGCGGAGCGGGCGGAGCGCCGAACCGCTTCTCGTTTGCAACCGTCCGGGCGGCGACCAAAGCCTGTTCGGCGACGGATGCCTCTTCCCCTTCGAAGCTCTGGATGATCGGCAGCAGGGTGTTGTCGACCAGGGAAATAATACCCTCGGCAGCCGCGATGACAGCGGCGGAACCGGGAACGAAGAGGGCGGCGGCGGCTCCGAGCGCGTTGGCGATCTCGGTGATCTGTTCAGCAGTGATATTCATGACGTGAGATATTGGCTAGGTTGCGGTTGACCGGCGTTACTGCGCCCCGGCGTGGGCAGTTCGGAAGGCAGCGACGTTGGTAGTGACGCTGACGAGGGCCGCGACAAGCCCATCCAGCTTAGTTTGAGCTGCGGTCTTAGCGGTGCCGTCAGCGTTGGCCCCGGCCGCCTTGTAGGCGTCGGCAGCAGCAATATAAGCATCGCGGGCGGCGTAGGCATCGCGCACCCACTGACCCTCGTTGGTGGATATGCTTTTCGCCAGCACGGCGATCTCCGGCCATTGGGCGAGGAAGGTGGCATTGGCGCTTTGCCACGCGACAAATCCGTCCATGGCGACGATGGCTTGGTCGATGGACTTGTCGGCTTGGAAGATCACGGGGTCGGTGTAAGCACCGCCCGGAGCGAGCGTGACCTTGGACGTGGCTGGGCAGCCGGCGAGCGCGAAGGCGAAAGCCGCGAGGAGCAGAACTGGGATGTAGCGATTGGAATTTCTCATGGGTTGATGGATTAACGTTGGAGCTGCAGAAGGGAAGCTAAGCAGGCGTCACCGTTGGGCCAGGGGTTGTAACGGCAGGCGTTTCAACGACCGTGGCGAGAGGGACGATTTTGACAGCCGTGGCCGGCGGGGATGTCTGAATGGGGACGGTGGCAACGGTTGGAACAGAGGGTCCGGCAGGAGAGACCTTCTGGATCTGGTCAACGACTTCGCGCACGCCAACGCCGGCAAGGCCCAGCGCGGCCGCGGTGCCGATCGAGATATTCGAGCCGGTCGAGTAGTGGCTGATCACGTCCAGCAAGGCGCCCAGGAAGGGAGCCATAACCGGCAGCCAAAGCGTCGGGATCTTAGGCACGAACATCTTCACCGCCTGAATGATCAAGGGGGTGAAGATCGGAATTAGGGAGAGCTGCCAGGGCAGGGGGGGCGCTGAGGCCGGCGTCGTCGCGGCTGCGGCGCCCGTTGTCGTTGCTACTGCTTGTCCATAGGCGGTGGCAGCGAAGACCGCGCAAAAAAGCCAGAAAATCCAACGGCGGACTGAAGATTGTTTTTGCATGGCGCTACGAGCTGAAGTTGTAGGGTGTGGTGACTCCGTTTTGCGTCACTTGGACTCCAGTGACCGCACCGTTGGGGGCTGAGTTGATAGTCAAGGTAGCCGTGTCAGAGGTGGCCGATCCGGCGTTATTGGTGGCGACAACGGTGTAGACGCCGGCGTCACCAGCCGAGACGCTGGCGATGGTGTAAGCGGAGTTGGCAATCCCGGTCACACCAGCAGGCAGGGCAATTCCGGTAGCTCCAGAGATGTTCGTCCCGTTCTTCTGCCATTGGTAGGTTATAGGCGTAGTACCGCTGATCGCTATCAGGTAAAACGTCACCGAATGCCCAACAACGGCCGTCCCAGTGCTGGCGCAGGCGGAAGGAGCTAAGACGGCGAGCGCCACGAAGATGAGCGCGAGGAAGGACAGTTTGGCGGTTTTCATGGGATGGATTTCTTTCGTTGATCTATTGTACGGTCTAAGCGAGAGAGATGAAGTAGAGACCGGAGCCAGCGGACGGAAACAAAGTTTTTCCGTCCTCCAAGGGTGATCGTATAACAGCCTCCGGAATTTAGATAGAAACGGATTTCGTGCACCCACCTGAAGTCCTCTCCTGATTCAATGCCAATCTTTTGGCGCAGGAGGTTGAGGTCGGGCGAGGTCATCAGGCATAGGCAATGCCGCTTCCGCTTGCCAGCGTGATCGAAGTGAAATTGCCGTAGACGGTTCCGCCGGCGGGCACCGTGATGCCTGTCATCGCCCCGGTGATGTTGCTCGCGACAAAGGTGCCGACCGTGGCGGTGGTGGCCTGGAACGAAGTCCAAGCGCCCGTGTGGGCCCCTGTGTCGTTGATGAACAGGCCGGCGCTGTGGCCGCCGCCCATCAGACCGCCCGACTCGTCGACGGCGAGCAGGACAACTTTGCCGGACGGGGTTTTCCCGATCGCTACGATCTGGGCTCTGTCTTCTGGTGCAACTCCAAGGAGGCGTGTGGACATGGTGAAATGATGGTTAGTATCCGACTGGTGTGTAGATGCGGTTGTTGGGAACTCCGATTTGGCCGAGCTGATCCTTTGCCCACTTCTCTCCCTCTTTGCCCTTTTGGTCGACCTGTTTCTCATCCTTGCGTGAGAGAAATGAGGGATATTGCATGAATTCCTGAATCGCCATCGGGATCAGGGATGGGTGAATGAATTGATCGGGGACGAAGACCGGGCGCGCCGACTGGAGATCAGTGAGCGTCAGAAGCCGCGGCCAGAAGGCGAGGCGGACATTGACGGCATACGCTTGGTCCGGCGCCGGCGCGAAGCGCAGGACAACGAGCGGAGTCTTGCCCTGCGACTCTCCGAATACCTGGGTCCACCACGCTTGCGGCTGGCCGACGCTCTGCTGGAAGATCCAACTGGCATCGTTGCCGTTCGCCCGAATCATGTCGGTCCGCATGAGCGGCGTGAGGGCGGCGTTGGCGAAGATCGGATTGCCGATAATCCGGTCGAAGGGGTAATCGGTCGAGTAAAGCGCGTTGCCGTAGATCGTGGCCGAGGTTGTCCCGGTCGGGCCCATGAAGGGATTGAGCAGCGATACTGTCTGGGCAATCGGATCGATCGCCATGATCTGATTCCACCCCTGATCGCCATCGAGCACGATGGTTTGGCCGATCTGGTTGGCGGCCAAGACGATTCCGGTGAGCGTCACGCCATACTGGATGGCTCCGATGCCTTGGATGATCTGCGGCGCCGGCAGAAGGAAGCCCTGCGTCTGTTCCTTGAAGTAGGCCGGCAGCGCATTGAAGAGCCGCTGGAGCGCGCCATTGCAGGCAGCGATAACATCCTCCTGCTCCGACATAGAAAGTCGGGTGACGTCTCCGGTGCGGGATCGGCGGGCAACGCGAGCGGCAAGCTGGACTGTCGAAATACTCATGCCTGGACCTTTCGTGGTGGCTTGGTGCCGCTCTGGTCGACGTTGGGGAATCCACCAAAGAGCCCGAGCCGTTGCATGGCGGATTGATAGTCAGCCGTCAGTCCGGCCAGAATATCCGGCCGGCTAAACTGGCTCGACCTCGTAATCAGATAGCGGGCGATCGGTAGGAAGATCGATTCGCCGTAGTTTTGCGAGATTGGCAACAACGCATTGGTCGCCAGATCCGCCGCCGAGTAAGAAGTGGCTGCGTCGACCACCTCGACTGCGAGCGTGGCTGGCAAAACGGAAGCTGCCGTCGGAGGGGCCAGCCAGATGTTGACCTGCTGGATGTTGCCGGCCGATCCTTGGCGCAGATACTCGACCCAGTACGCCATCGGCGTGCCGGCGATCGAACCATAGTCTGTTCCGCCAAGGAAAATCCTATCGAACTGATCGATTTCACCGCGGGACTCGAGCGCGCGAAGCGGGATCGAATCGTTCAGCCGGACCGGGCCGAGTACAGCCTGAACTCCAGCGATCGAATAAACGCTCGTTCCAACCCCGAGAGTGAGCAGGAGCTTTTGCCGGGTGAAATAATCCTCGCCGGCGCTCTGCAGGGTTTGCATCGCCCCGTTGATGGCAATGATGACGTCCTGCTGCATCAGATCCGTGGCAACGCTGACATCCTCAATGCCGAGCTTGCTGAGGAGATCGCTCTGGGCTGCTGCGAGGGTAAGTGGCATTGGGAGTTAGTCGACTTCGACGAGCTGCTTGGGGCCCGGCTTCTTCTTTAGCCGTTCTGGGGCGAACCGTTGCAGAATCTCTTCGGCTTGCTGGGCGGTAATCGATGGGGCTGCGGCTGCCTCTGACGAGAAAGCCACGACTTTCACCGACGGGAACATGCCTTCTCCCTCCCGCAGCGCCTTGTCGATGACGCCGTTGAATTCTCGATCCGTCAACTCGCGACCCAGGTAGATGAAACAGCCGTGGGATTGTGACCAGAGGAATCCCCGGCGCTTGAAGCCGTGCACGATGGTGCGGCCGCCGACCCAGATAATTAACCGTGTCATAAAGTGAGGGGCGACCGGCCGAAACCGGCCGCCCCGTTTTCCATCCCATGAATGCCTGCTAGACGACCACAGGCAAACCCAGCTCCGGATAGTTGAGCGCGTGGCGCAGCCGGACGTAGCCCGGGATTACGCCGTTCACGTTCTTCCGGAGAGCTTGCCCGAAGACCGACGTGATGAACGTCCGCATCTGGAAGCCGCCTTCAATCAACCACTCCGAACGCTTGTTCCGCATGGACCCGTAGCCGCGCAACGCGGAATTGGATCCGGTCATGATCGTGTCTCCGAACGGAACGCCGAAAGCGTTGCATTGGATGATCGTCGAACCAACCGGATGCACATCCGTGTGCAGGCCCGCCCACACGCCGCTGTTCCAGATCACGCTGCCCAGCGTGCTGACCATCCCGCCGGCGTTGCTCGGTCCCAGCCGATTCAGCACCGTGATGTAATTGCCCTGGTTGCCGGTCGTGTACGAGTACATGCCGAACTTGCCCGGGTCAACTGCCGCGTTCTTCGGGTTGACGATCAGGAAGTACGCCGTGGCGTAAGTCGGCGTGAAGATGTCCGCCGGCAGGAACTCGAAGGCGAAGTTCTCGAAGAACCGGAAATAATCGACCCGGGTTCCAGAATTGACGCCGCCGCCGGTGACATTGAATACCGCCGTCCCGGCGTTGATCGCAGCGCCCAGATACGCCTTGGGGTTCCAGAAGGAACCGACCCAAGCGTCGCCGTCGTTGTCGATCGGGTTGAACTCCCGAATCGTGTGCCCGTCGATCTCCGCATAGCCGCCGGCCCACAGCGGATTCTCGTCCCACTTCTCACGCGGCATCGCGTCCCTGAGTTTGGCCTGATAATCCGAATCGGCCTTGAGGCTGAACAACCCGGGGGTGGTTCCGAGCATCAGATACTTGTAGATCTTGACGCCGCGGATCGTTCCGACTTCGGCGGGGGTTCCGCCGAGCGGCTTGAGAGCTTGCCCCATGTAAAGCAAGTCGGCGTAGACCAGACCGTCGGCCGTCTTCAGGAGATCCTGATTGGACTTGCCGCCGCCGATAAGCAGGTTTTGCGAACCGCCGCGCAGGCGGTACAGCATGCCAAGGCGGGCGGATTTCTCGCGGCCCATCCACTTGCCAAGCTCTTCAGCCTGCCCGTTCCGGATCTCGTTCTGGGTGCCCAGGAACTCGTCAGTCCGTTGCGTGATCGACGTGGCATTGCGGAGGAAGTCCGCATCCACTTCGTTCGACGAAATCAGGTCCGGCTCGTAATCCGTGGAGTTTTCAAACAGGTCGTCTCCGCTCTTGCCCTTGCCGAAGTATCCGGCGCGGGAGGTGATACGGAATTTGAGACCTTTGCCGACCGCCGTGTCATTGATGACGCGGACGGGGGATTTCTTGTTGTCGCCCTCGAAGGGGGCGAAGAAGTCTTCCGATTGGTCGAACACGTCGACCATTTTTTGCCACAGGATCCGGACCGAATCCGGGCTCATGTTGGCCAGGGCTGTCCCTGTATTGGGTGTATTGATGTCCCAGCTCATCGCTGTGAAAATGATTGCAAACTGTTGCCCGCGGCCTGCGGGCGAGGCCAATCATCCTCCGCGCTTCGCTGTTCCATCAGGTCGGGAGCCCAAGTTCCTTGAGAACTTTAGTGAGATCCGCTGGCCCTTTGATGCTGCGAATGGCGGTATCGATCGGGTTTAACTGACCGGGCTGGGCTTTGGCAGTCACACTCGAGCCTGACGGGATCACATTTTTCTTGGGGCCGGGTGCAACCGGAGCGGGCGCTGCGGCCTTCGCTGCGGCTGGGGCGGTCTTGCTTCGCGGGGCGATTCTGAGGTTGCGTGCTGCCATCTGGGCGATGATGAGGGGCTTTTCCGGATCCCGGTAGGTGGGATCCCGATTGGCCTTCATGTCCGCCTCGATTCGCAGCATCTCCTTGCCGAATGCGCTGTTGGGATCGCCGGCAGCCGGATATAGATCCGTTGCCCGGCGTTCCGCCACCGAGAAGGTGCGATCGTAAGTCGCTTCCTGATTGGCGGCTGCGGTTTCGGCTTGGCGCTGAAGGTTGAAGCGGTGTTGGATAAGGTTTTCAACCTCCACGCTTTTCGCATCAGCGACCTCGAAATCCATTGCGGTGCTGGCTTTCTTGCGCTCGGTCCTTGCCGCGGCGATTGCGGCGTCGGTTTCCTCTATAGTTGCCGGCATGCCTGGAGCAGTCTCCGCTTCGGCTTCGGCCGGCTGGGTTTCCCCGAGCTGGTCCTGGGCCTTGGCGACTGCCTGCTGCAGCGTCAGATTTGGATCGCGCTTCTGGAAAGCAATTGCGAGACGGCCGACTTCGTCATCCTCCCTCAGTTTGAGCCGGGCCTTGACGGACTCGATGGGAGCGGTCTCATCGGTCGCTTCGGGCTCGGCGGCTGGTTCGGCGGCGGGTTCGGGAGCTGGTTCCGTGGCGGGTTCGGGAGTTGTGCCTTCGGCGGGAGTTTCCCCCTCGCTTGCCGGCGCCGGTTCCGTGGCAGGGGTTGAGCCCTCTGCTGGCGGTTCCGAATTGGCTTCCTTGGCGGCTGGAGCGGCTTCGACCGGCTGATTGAGTCCCGCCACAAGGGCGGCTAAGTCGGCCGGCGTTCTCGCATTTTGGATGCGTTCCGCGATTGATGTGTCCTGCTTTGTCGAAGAACTGGAAGCAGCCGCGGGCGCCGCTCCGGAATTAACTGCTGTTGCCTCTTGGGCTGAATGGGGAACTTCCCCGCCATTTTCGCTCATATTTTCGCACTACTCCCGTTACTCTCGAACAGTCAATGTAATCTTCCGTTTCATAATTCCCGCTTGACGGGATAACGCCGGAACCGTTCGATCCCTCCGTGCACCATTTAACCCTCTTGGAACAGGTCGATCTTGGGCCGCGTGACTGCATTGTCCCGGGCGAATACTACCTCGACGACGTGACGGGCGGCCACCTGATTGCCTTCAGCGGAAGCGGCCAAATGACGCCGCTCGTCGAGAAAAGGCCATTCGATTCGGAAAAGAATTGGAATGGAAAATCAATCCTCTTCATGCGGCTCGGAGGCTTCGGCGATCTGATTCTGCTCACGCCGGTATTGCGCGAACTGAATCGGCGCTGGCCGAACCTGAAGATCGCCGTTTGCACGATGGGCCATTACGCCGTCGCGTTGCACGGTCTGCCCTACGTCAGCCAGATCGTGCGCTATCCCTGTTCGAAGCAAATTGCTGAGACCTTCGACGCCTGGGTGTGGCTGGAAAATGCCATCGAGCGCAATCCCGCGGCGAGGACCAAGCACATGACCGACCTCTATGCGTCGATCGCCGGCCTGCCCGAAGATTTCGACAACAAGCTGCCGGACTATCGGGTCAGCGGGAACGAAGAGATTTGGAGCAAGGAAGCGTATCCTCGCACGCCCGGCCTTCCGCGCGTGGCAATTCAGGTCGGAACCAGCTCCGTTGCTCGAACCTATCACCGGAATGCGATGGGCATGGTGGTGAAGCAGCTACTCAACAAGGGATGGGAAATCTACCTGATTGGCGGTCGGAAGCCAGACGGATCTCCGGAGGTGGAAGTGCCGTTCCTTCCCGGGCTCAAGAATCTCTGTCTCGCCGATCTTTCCTTTCGCCAGAGCGCGGCGGTTGTCGATAAGTGCGACGCCTTTATTGGATCTGATTCCGCGTTCATCCATGTCGCCGGGGCGCTGGGCGTTCCTGCGGTCGGTCTCTATGGCCCGTTCCCATGGCAGCTCCGAACCGCCTACTGTCCGACCACCGTTGCGCTCCAGGGCACCGGACCGTGCGCGCCGTGCTTCCATCATGCGATCGCCAATCGCCGCAACGATTTCCCGGTCAACTGTCCGTCAGCGCACATGGGTTTCTGCGAGGTGCTGGCCGGCATTACGCCCGACAAGATCGTGCACAAGGTCGAGAAGATCGCGCGCGGGGCGAAAGCCGTGCTTGCGGAGCCGGTCGATGGCGAAGCCAAGGTGGTGAAGTTTGAAACGGCCACCGCCGATGAGCATTCCTGAACGAGTAGCGGCGGAGTTGTTACGCCGGGATCTGATGGACATCGGAGTTCTGCGAAACTCCGATTCCTTCAACCGGTATTTCATGCGCCGGCTGAAGCAGAAGGAGGAGGAGACACGCGATCATTTCGAGAATGATCTCCCCTCGGTGTGTACGAAGGATCAGCGCGAGGAGTATCGAATCAAGCTGCAAGCCTACAAGGAGCTTCGCACGCTGCTCGATACGGACGAATCAGGCGCCCTCGCTACTCTGGCTTCCAATCCCTCCGTCAGCGAACAGCCCACGGACATAAGAGGCATAAATATTTCCGGCCTTGGGATTGGTGAACGACCGATTGAACAACCCCGAGCTGCCGACGTCGCCGCTGCCGGGAAGCGTATCGGCACCGCCGGGTACACTTGATCCGCGCTGGCTGATGCCAAGATCCTGAGCGTGGTTTGGTTCTTCAGGTGCGATCGTGCGGGTGAGCCCGGTTTTCCCCATCGTGTCCGAAGCTCGATCCTCGGCTTTGCCCCAAGGCCCGGCCGGTGTTTTCATCGAAGTGGTGATCGTTCCGCCTGAATTGGCGCGAGGCTGATTGGCGGCCGCTGGTGCGGCGGCCGGTGCGCCGGTCATCGGGTTGGCTTTCTCTGTTCCGACGTTGGGGTTAACCGGCTGGCTTTGCGCGGCCTCCGGGGCAATCGTTCGCGTCAGCCCGGTCGAGGTCATCGCATCGGAAGCTCGATCCTCCGGCTTTCCCCATGGAGACGGACCGGCCTTTAGCCCAGTCGAGATTGTGCCGCCGGAATTCGGTCGCGCTGGATTGACGGTTGAAGGAGAAGGATTGGCCGCGGTTCCAACCGGTGCAGCGGCCTCCGGCGCATATTGACTGCCGGCCGGCTCCGGCTGGGCCTGCGTTACTGCGCCGGCAGGTTTGTTCCACCATTCGCCTTCTTGGAGCTGGGCCAATGGATTGATCCCGCCGGTCGTGCCTGTCTTCGGTTGAAGTGGCGCTTGCTCTCCCGATCGCCCTCCGCCGTTGCGGCCTGGAAACCGAGGGAATAACGGTCGGCCTGTTCGGGAGGGTTGCGAGCGACGGGTCGAGATCATGGGATTGGCGTTACTCCTTGGATGGTGATTTTACAAATTCATTCTGCGGCCAGCGCGAGCCTTTGGGATGTCGGCAGCGTTCCGTCTTCAGCCACAGCTTCAGCCCGAAGCAGCCGCAGACCTTGCAGCGGCCGAAGCCGAGAACCATTCCCCAGTTTTCGCAGGCTCGGCAGGTGTTGAGTCGCTGTTCAAGTTCTGCCGCATCCACTGTCGGGAAGCCTGCCGCTGCCCATCGAGCCATGGCGCCGGAGAAGTTGGCCGCCATTTCAATCAGGGTGGGCGGCTCCGGCGGCAAAGGCGGCGGGGAAATATTTGTAGCCTGCGGCGGCCGCGGCGGAGGAATATCAAGGTCCGGCCGATGAACGATCGGGGTGCCAACGATCGCTCTCATGCGAGGGTAACGTAGGTGTCATACCCGACCTGCGTTGGAACGTCCCCCTCGATGTCGAGGTTTCCCCCGCTATCAGCGAATCCGCTGACCGGAAGCGTCTCGAAGAGGGAATAACTGTCGACTCCGTAGAGGCTGCGCCAGACTTTGAGATTCACTGTATACGATACGCCCGGTAGCAGTCCGGTCGCCGTGATCTTGTATTGCGCCTCAACGTAGGCGAAAGAAAAGCCAGTCCGTTGCTGGTAGCTTGCGAGACAGCAAATTTGCGCGGGGTTTTCGGGCAGTGTGGGATCGCAGTTGATGGAATCAGTTGGAGCAATCTGGCACCATGACCCCCAGACCCCGGCGCTTGTTGCCCAGAGTCGAGTGAGGGCATTCCCCTCGGTGTCCTCGTTCGACAGAGTGCAGGTGTTGGACCCTCCGATGATTTCTCCCATGTCATCGTGCGGGACGCAGGTGCCTAGGCCGGTTAGGACTGCGGTGGTGGCGGTGTAAACCAATGTCGTTCCCCAAAAAGAATAGGGCACAGATGGCCTGCTTGCGCAGGATTGCGATCCGCTTCCGATAGGGCCTAGCAATGTTCCCGGGCCGGGGCGGCTCCAGGTTGCGTCGGCCGTGTAGACTCCGGTGAGCGCGTCGTAACTGCAGCTGCCCGCGAGACTGAATGACGCCTCTTGCCCGTTGGGTGACGTGCAGGGATCAGGAGTGCCTCCGTAATATCCGACCAACGTGATCGTTCCGCCTAAACTCATGGTGAGGAATTTTTTGGGCGGGCTGGAAGCGTAGCCGGGAGTTTCATCAAAACCAAAAAGAAACGCCGTGCCTCCGCGCTTGCGGCAGAAGAGCGATGGGATCAGCGGCGGCAACGGCTTTTTGGGCGAGATCAGATCCAGCGGCATATCGACCGTATCCCGACCGGAGAAAAATCCCGTTGGATCAAGAAAGCCGCGAGGATCGCTTTGGTCCCTTGGCTCTCCGGCGCTGACCCCACCTCCGATAAGGCTCGTAGGGTTGAAAGTCGAAACGTCGCGCCCTTCGACGAGATACTCCGTGATGAAACCCGAAGCGAGCTCGCCACTGCTGCGATTGCGCTCCGCAATGCGGTCCATCGCAGAGTCGAACGGATCAGGGATCTTCGTGCTCACACGAGGAAGGAGCTAATGTCATCCAGCGCCGGCGGCGTGCAAGTCACCACGGTTTTCCGATACCACTGGACTCCGGCGCTATCCTGAAAGACCGGCTTCAATTCAGCGTCAACCGTCCAAAGTGCTCCGGCGGGATCTACCGGGCCTCCGTAGACCGTGATATTCGCCGCGCTTCCGCCATAGACCGCCTGCCCCAAGCAGGTCCCTCCGTTTGTGTCGAGCGATCCGGCTGTCATCGAGACTGACGTGCCGGGAGCCGGATATGCCCGGTAATCGCGATAGCCGGTGATCTTCGATTGAGGATAATCGCCAAGTCCAGCCCAGCTCGCCACTGATGTCGCCCAAGAAAGAGGATTCCATACCGTGCCGACGCTTCCGATGGACGAACTTGTTTGGTAGGTGATCGTCGTGGTGTGCGGAATGAGCACGTCGATGGGAGGCGAAAGGAAGACGTCCAGCGCCCCGCCCCAGGTTCCGACCGAATGCTTGTATGGAGCCGCCCGACCGGGGTGGCGGAAATTCTGATACCGCGTTGAAACCTTGGTGACCGTCGACGGATCGCCAGCTCCGCCGGCTGCCTGTCGCACGGTCACAGTGTATTTTGTGACGCCATTCTCCTGAACAAACTCGTCACGAATGATTGGTCCGTTGGGAGGGGTGAGCTTCGTGCCCAGACTGACCCATGTTTCATCCTGCAGGCCGGAAAGCTCGCCTTCACCGTGAACGATGATGTTTTGTTCGATCAGCCCTTTGCCTTCCGCCCATGAATAAGTGTAGATGATGCACCCGGGGTCGAAGCGAGATCCGTTTCGCTGCTCTGTGGCGATCAGCGTGACCGTTCCGCCGATGGTGGGAGAAGGAGCATCTGGAGCCACGTTCAGAGAAATGATCTTGTAGATGTAGAGCAGTCCGTTGTTTCGGATTTCAGTCTCGCGATGGATGATGCCCTGACCATGGGCAAAGGTGGCCGTCCAGATCCGATAGCCGTCGCTGTCGGTGTGCTCCATGCTCATCACCACGCTGCCCGCCGGCTGGGCGATCGGGCTAGTTGAGACCGATGGATCGGTGAGATATTTAACCGTGGTCTCGGTGATGCCGTTCACGCCCTCGTCGGCGCTCACCAGGTACTCGGTCGTGCGAGAGATCTCCCCAACACCCTTGGCAAAGGAATAGGTGTAGACCGGCAATCCCATAGGGTAATCGATCTTGGCATTCACCAAGATGAATCCGGATGGAGTCGGCGGCACTTCGTTCACATAGGTCAGCGTCTCGATCGTGAGAGCGCCGTCGAATTTGGTCTGGGTCTCTTGCGAAATCTCGCCGGAGGAGATGTAGGTGCGCTTGATCTTCTTAAGCGTACCGTCATCGGTTCGCTCTTCGGTCTTCAGGATCGTTGTCGGGACTCCGGGTATTGTCGGCCCGACACTCACGCCAGGGATGGCGTATATGCTCGTCCCTGCATTCAACTGCCACAGCTCTTGCCGAACCGTGTAGAGGTCATCCTGCCCAACTACGATGTCGGCATTACCGATTGGAGTCTCAAATAGCCCATTGAGTTGCTCGTACTCCCGCACGAGCTGCGGCGGCCGGTCGACGGGTTTGTCGAACGGGTTTTCGATCTGCCCGGTAACCGTCTGCTGGATGAGGTAGCAATCAGGGAATTTGACGTCGGGAGAACCGCGGTCGATGAAGACTTCGGCTTCCAATCCCTCTCGCGTCTTCGCCGTGAAGTTGAGCACGTCGAAGACGTAGGTGACGCGCAATCGACCATCCGGAAGTAAAATGGTTTTTGGCGCCCGATTTTGGAGATCACAAAATGCCATGGTCTATCCTTTCGCTGGTGTTCCTCCGGCCGCTGAGACTCCAGGCATCTGACTGGCTTTCTGGCCGAGCTGGGTCTGGGCCACCGCATTGCCGCCCGTGGCCGGTCCTTTGGGAGCGCCGCCCGGCGCGCCGCCCGGCGGTTGACCGGGTTGGCCCGGCGCCGGCAGCGCAATCGGCTGAATGATCGTGTCGGCGTCGGCCTTCGGATCCAAGATGCGCAGTTGACGGCGGTAGAACCCCATGACCTTCGGCTGCACCTCCGGAGGGATGCTCATGTAGAAATCCTTAACCAGAGCCGCCGCCTGGGCGGAGAGCTGAAGAATCTGCTGGTTCTTGTGCGCCGTCAGTTCGAAGGTGCAGTGATATTTGATGTCCCGGACGTCGGCGGAAGAGAGGTGACCTAGCTTGAGCGTATCGCCTTCGAGGTAGGTGAACGCCTCGTCCGGGTTCATGTTGGCCAGCGTTACGTCGATCTCGCGCTTCAGCAGCCGCGTGAGCGGACCCTTCAGATCGTCGATGATCGGCTGGAAAAGCTCGTCGCCGGATTGCTGGATGTTGATCACTCCTGTCGCCAGATCGCTCGAATTCAGACCGGCCGCCTTGGCGTCGTTGGCGTTCGAAACACCTGACTCATTCATCAGGAGTTGCATAAGCGTGTCGAGCTGCAGCTTGAGCTGCTCGAATTTCACGTCGTTAAGGTAGATCGGCTTGAGCGTATCCTCCGGCGTGCAACCGGGCTTGAGGGTGTAGGTCGATCCCCAGTTGAGCTTCAAATGCGGATCGCGGTCGCCCTCCTGGGTGTTGGTCGGCTTCCAAAGATCGATCCGGCCGGACCGGCTTTGGCTGAAGTTCCAGCGGTTGAAGATCAGATCGATCGCCGTCTGGTAGCTTTCGAAAAGCTCGACGATGCCCAGTCCGTACCAGCGGCCCTCCATGGGATTGATCCGGACGATCTCAATCGGCCGCAAGCCGTCGGTCGTGACGTTGGCGACATAATCGTAGAAGACCGGCGCTTGGCTCTGCCGGTCGGCAACCACCATGATATTTTCTGCCACCCCGTCGCCGTTCGCGTCGAACCAGAGATAAAACTCGAGGAACTCCGCCACTGGAGAACCGTAGTCATCGGCCGGGATTGGCATGAAGTTTTCGTTTGGCTTCAGCTCTTGGGTGAGAGCGGCCTTCGGCTTGCTGTTGCTTTCGGCCAAGGTCTGCACCAGCGCGACCATCTTTTTTGCGGCATCGAGCCGGCCTTTGGTCGAATCGTCGATCATCCCTCGCTTCACGATCAGATCGATGAATTCCATCACCGGCTTGTCGTAAATGTGAATGACGCAATCGGCCGTCTGAACGTCCGTCGCTGTCATCGGGCAGAGGAAATCCTTGTAATAGATCGGCTCCGACTTCGCCCCTTCGAAAAGCACCTGGCGCCGGGTTAGATCCTTTTTAAGGTAGATCGGGGAATCCGGCTGCGGGGTCTGTTTGTCGCGTGCTAGAACCTGAGTGCCCATCCCGTCTTGCTTATCCTCCCAAGTGTCATTGGGCGTGATATGGTTGCCATCGGCGCCGCGGATCGGCTCGCCTTGGACGTCGACCAAAACCTGAGCTTCGACATCGAAGATCTGATCCCGCACGACATAGGTGGTCTTGACGGCGCATTCGCCAAGGATGAGCGCCCGGGCGATGATCCGCTTTTTATCCTCCTTTGAATCGGACTCCATCGCCTTGAACCGGCAGAACCGCTCAATTTTGTCAGCCATCCCGGTGTTGTTCTGCTCGTCGGCTGGAATCATCGGGTCTTCGTTGCGCTCGACGACCGGGGCCGGATCGACAGAGAACCACGGATCCGAACCGAAGAAGCTGTTCTGGGCGCGGGCGATCATCTGCCGCGCAATGCGGCGGGTGACTGGAATGGCGATGTTGCTGGAGAGAAAAATGTTGTCTGGTCCCATCGTCCATGGGCGCCATGAAACGTCATTGTAGAAAATGGCGTCGTAGCGGGCGCGCTTGCCCATCCAAGTGTCGGCGGCGTGCAATCCCTGACTGGCGAGCAACAGATTGGCCGCCGGTGCCGTGTTCATCCACCACGTCGGGGAGATCACCTGATCGCGGCCGCTGATGCGCTGCAGGTCGTTGTAGCGCCGAAAGGCATGATCCATCATTTTCTTCTCCTGCTCGCCCGTCAGTTTGAGCTGGGTCTGGAATGGAACCTTGGGCTCGCTCTCCGTGCTGTCCGCATCCAACTCTGTCGGACTGGCTACGTCGTGGGCTTTGTCTAGGAATTCGCGAATTTGGTCAGACATGGAAGGCGAGGGTTAACGGTTCTTGCTCATCAGATCGAGAGCTTCCTGGCGGCCAGCGACGGGATGGGTTTTGAAATAGAGCCTGAGAAGGTTGAGTGCGCTATCGCGGATCTGGACTCGACTGCGCCGGGCCGCGAGCATCGTCTGTTTCTGTTCCGGGTTGAGGCTCTTAATGAATTCTTCCTCCCGCTTCTTACTCCGGGTGAACGGAGACTTGGCGTATTTCAGGAAGTCGGCCACGACCGCCTTAGGCGTGCTCTTCTTCAGCAAATCTTCGATCGCGCTTTGGGCTTCGCTGGGCTGCTTCATCTCGATGGCGTGCTCCAAATCGTGCAAATGCCCGACGTAAAACTCGCCTTCTTCCTCAACCTTGTGCGCCCGGTTGAACTGCGTGGCTAGGTTCTGAATGCGCTGGATCTGCGAGGGGGCTTGGTCGAGCTTTACGCCGCCCGAAGACATGAGCTGCTTCTGGAACTGGCCGGCGAACGACTGTCCAGGCTCTCCGGTGATCGCCTGTTTGGCTGATCCGTAGAGCGGAGCGGCCGGGATAGGCAGCGGAACTGCCGCCTTGACGGTCTCCTTTACCAGATTCTCCGGCCGGATCTTCTGCCCCATGGCGTTTGTTCCGAAAAGCATTGTCGCCACCGGCCGACCGATTGCGGAAGCACGGGATCGAATAAACCCTCCGACTGATCGCCTCATGCTATCGGTCTTCTCGTACTTCGACATGATCAGGTGGGTGACCTCAGCGCCGATGCCCATTGGGTTCAGAAAGAATCCGGGGCCTTTTCCGATGACGTCAGGAATCCAGGCGGAGAGCTTGGCCCCGATCCCCTCTTCAGGATTCTCCCATGTCCACTTGCCACGGGTGTACTGGTTGAGTAGTTGATTCCCGACAAAGGTTGCGAGCACCATGGTCGCCACGGAGCGCGTCAGCATTGAGGTGGCGAGCCCTTTGCCCATGGCGAGGTTGGCGGCCGACTTGCCGGCGTTGACGACGGCGCCGCCTTCCGACTTGAGTAGTCCCTCGTTCCACTGCGGAGCCAGCACGAGCAGCCGCATGACATCCTGGGCGGACTTGCTCTTGAATTGCCCTTGCCGGCCAAAGTTGCCGAATCGGGTGTTGATCTCCTGGGCAACCTTTCTGGCAACCTCTTGGTCACTGAGTCCGGCGTTGCCCTTCATCCCGCGCTGCCGGTCATATTCCATCGTTCCGATCTCGGACATGATGCCGCGCTGGAAGGAGTCGAAGAGGAATTTATTGAACCGCCCGATCACCGGGAGTCGCCGCAAGACTTCTTGGTGGAGATTGTCGGCGATCTGCCCGACGTTCATCCCTTCCTTCGTGAGCATGTCGAGCTTCACCTTGGTCTGGATGAGCTGCTTGATTTGCTCCGGCGAGCGGCCGTCGAGCCGGGCCTGTTTGACGATCTCGCCCGGGGTGTTATCGAGTAGATTGAGGCCGCGCTTATAGGAAAACGGGTTGGGCATTTCAGCGCCTCCGCCCATCACTCCGCCCGCGTTTGCACGGATGGCGGCGTTCCAGCCCGCCAGCCGGCCGAAGTGGAAACTGTCGAAGAGCAGGTTCGACGACTTCCCTCCGGCGTTGGCCTGCTGGACAACCTTCATGAACCCATCATCGCCAAGGCGGCTTGGATCGGTCAGCGCGTGAAAGATTCCCTCGTATCCATTCATCACGGCGATGGCTGTGCGGCCGACGTGCTCGACGGTGTAACCCTTCGGAGCGTCGAAATACTTCGATCCGTTCGCACGTTCCTTTAGGGTCGGTTCGGCGGCGATCGGGCTCTTGGTCAGCGGGTCGGTAATCCCCTTCAGCCCTTCCATCCAGGCGCCCTTGTTGATCATGCGCTGGCCGTGCATCAGCCGGGATTGCAGGAGGTCGAGCGCGTCCAGGCTCTTCGGGTTGACGCCGGCGGCGAGCGAGTCGGCAAAAGTCTCATGCGTGCGGTTCTTCTCGAAACTGCTGAAGTCGCCACGGCTTCCTTCCCCGGTGAACCAGTGACCCAAGGAATTGTCGATGTCCTGGGCGTGCATGACGTAGTTCGATCGATAGATCGTGTCGATGCCGGCGGCGTTCTCGGCGGTCACCTGATCCCGCGTCATGCGGTGATAGCGGTCCACCATCGGCTTCATCTCCGCCATGTGGGCCTGAGCAAAGGCAATCGAATCGAGAGCGCGCTGCTTCCACTTCTCCGGCGCCTTCTTGCTCGCGCCAATCTTGGCGGCCATCGCGTCGAGCGCCTTGCTGTCTCCGCCGGCCTCAACGGCGAACGTCAGGGCGTCACGGGCGGCCTTCTGGTCTGTCTTTTGCCCGAAGGCGTGTACGATGTCGTTCTCAATGGCGCGGGCGTTCTGGCGGCCGAAGAGGTTGGCTTGATTGTCGGCGGCGTCCCGGCTCTTCGCCATCTCATCGTAGATCTTACCCTTCTCCCCGAGCCCCATGTTGAAGGCGACATTTGCGATACGATCGCGAACCTTCTGCATGCGCCCGGCGGCAGCGGCGCCGGATGCGGCAACTCCGCTGTGCGCCATCTTGATGTCGTTGGCCAAATCCTCCAGAGCCTCGGCGCTGGCGTTCGGGTACTTCGCCTTGAAGTGTTCCTGCGCCATCTTCACCACGTCGGCAACCGCCCGCCCGGCTTTGATGGCGCCGATGGCCAGATCGATCGCTCCGTCATAGGCGACCGAGAACGGAGAGGCACCCAGGGTCGCTCCCGGTGGCATCATCTTCGCCTTTTTCAGAGCGTCGATCACCTTGTCGGACGTGCGTTTCTGCGGCTTACTCTCGGCTTTTTTGGCGGCGGCTTCTCGAGTCTTTTTGGCCTCCGCTGCGCTTTGCTCCGGAGTCTGGGATTCGAGTTCCAGAGCCGGCCCGGGAGGCTCGGCAGCGGCAACCTTCTTTGCAGCAAGCTCCGCATCAATCCTCGCATCTTCTTCTGGCGATTTATTCCCTTCTTCTATGGCCGCCCGAATAGATTCCGGACTTTGTGCTTTGGCTTCTGGCGGGCGTTGGACAGCGCCACCGCCACCGCCTGGGCCTGCGCTCGCTTCTTTCCGAACTTCGCCGCCGTTCGCTGGAAGGTTGGTCCCTGGTGGAATTCTCGGATGTTGTTGCTGATCACGGCTTGACTCTTTCCCGGTTTGAGGGGCATTGGCTTTTGCTTTCTCTTGGGCCACGCGCTCGGTCTCTGCCGCGCGGGCGGCGATTGATTCCTTGGAATAGTAACCCGTATCGGTCGCAAACTCATGGGCTTCTCGGAACATCTGGGCTTTAGACTGCTCGATTTGAGCACGGTCAAAATCGCCAGAATCCATCGCCTTATGGGAAGCATCGCGCGCCAGCTTCGCATGGCTATCCAGCCGGTCGATGAGATCATTGTTACCCTTGGCCGCAGCGCCCATTTCTCGCGCATGGTCTGAACCTGCTCGTTTGTTTGGTCGATCAGCGGCATCCTGCTTCTTGAAATCCTCCGCGCTCATGCGGCTGAAGGCGTCCATCACCTCGCCGACATCGTGGGTCGTTCGGCTGCCGGTTGGCGATCCCGTGTCCTTGATCTGCCACTGTGAAACGGGTTTGCCCATGCCCTTTCCTTCGGCATCGAGCATCAGGTGTTTATTGCCGATGAAGTCGACGGTCTTGTCGCCCATCTCGGTCTTCTGCGGCTTCGGGGCCGCGGCGGGCTCGGCGGGCGGTGGCGTGACGATGGGGGCGGCCTTGGCTTCCGCAGCCGGTGCGGGCTTTGGAGCGGGCGGAGGCTTGGGAGCCGCTTCAGGCGCCGCTGCAGGCGGCTCTGCCCCAGAAATCTTTTTGGCCCCGCGGAAGGATGACCAATCTCCTACGTTAACGCCTTTTGTTCCATCGGCCCTTTCGACTTCTAACCCTAAACCTGATTTTTCGTC